TCGTAAAAACTTTGGAGCGGATAATAGAAGTGGTGGTCAAGGTATGGGATTTCGACCGGGAGATATCCCCATTGTCGCCCCTGCAACCGACGCCGCCCGCAAATGGGCGGGATTTGGGACTTCTCTCAAGCCCGCCTATGAGCCTATCATCATGGCCCGGAAGCCCATCGAGGGGACGGTAGCCGCGAACGTCCTCAAGTGGGGGACGGGCGGGATTAATATCGACGGATGCAGGGTGGGGACGGATGAATCACTTATGGGAGGACAGTATTCTGGAAAGAAACGAGATGCCGGGAATTGCTATGGCGCACACCGGAACTTGCCCGTAGAAAAATATCAACAACCCGTCGGAAGATGGCCAAGTAATTTCATCCACGACGGTAGCGAGGAAGTGCTGGAACTGTTCCCGGATGTCAATGGGCCGTGGGGTAAGGGCAAAAGCAAAACCGATCATGGTGAGGCTATGTTCAATTTCGGTCCAGATCATAAATTAGACAATTCCCAATGGCAGGGTTCCGGTTCCGCCGCCCGCTTCTTTTATTGCGCGAAGGCAAGTCGGGCAGAGCGCGAGGCCGGGTGCGAGGGGATGGAGGCGGATGGGCTGATTAAGTTTTCGCAAGGGAAGGCAGGGAAGTGTCCGCTACATGGGGTATCAAACCCAAGCGGACTGAACACATATGCTTGCGGGTGTCCCATTCAATATTCAGGAGAAAAGGAAAGTCTCCCGGCTAAAAATTCTCACCCCACCGTCAAGCCCCTTGCCCTCATGCGCTATCTCTGCCGACTCGTTACCCCTCCCGACGGCATCATCCTAGACCCGTTTACGGGAAGCGGCACGACCGGCATGGCGGCGAAGCAAGAGGGATTCGAGTTTATCGGGATAGAAAAAGAGCAGGAATACGTCAATATAGCAGAACGGCGAATTGAGGCGACGGCATGAAAGACAAGTCTTTCTTCTTGTCGTTTGTGGAAGAGTGCGTAATGGATCCTGCCTATTTCGAGTACGTAGGCGGGCGCATCGAGGTCTACGAGATAGGCCTCGACGCAGATCAATACGCCATCGAAGAGATCCGGTTCTTTACGAAAAACCTGAGCGCCTATCACAAGTTGCGGGGCCGGTGGGATTTTGAGGACGCGACGGCGAAAGAATTGGAACGGCTGAGAAAGAAGATCACCGCCCTTAACGATAAGGAGAAGGAATGAAGCGCATCGGTCAAATCATCGGGGTTGCCATCGTCGGCATCGGGTGCGTCTGCCTGCTTCCCCTGATCATCTTTATCGTTTTTATCTATACGATTTTTGCCGTCACTAAAGCCATTTTTGTTGCAATTATGGCGGCAACGGCCAATAAACCGGAGATAACCCATTAACAATGACCGTACTTATTAAAGCAAGTGGTCGAATCCTTTAACAGCGAAAGCGCTTATTAAAGAAATCTTATTTACCTACCGGGTCGGGCATTACACCATTAATGGCTCATTAACGGCTCATAATATGGTGTATAAAGGTTGACACTTATTACTAACTGTAGCAGTTTTTGTCCACCCCGCGACAATCTGTCGCGAGAAATGTCGCGGCTCACATAACCTAAACCATGAAAACCACCTTCCCCGCATTAATTAAAAGCATCAGCGTTAAATCGCTCTTGTCCGGCGATAAGGAAGGGGAGATACGGCTGCGCTTCCGACCAAACGACATATTGCTTGACGGATTAAATAGATTACACCGGGCCGACGATGAGGTTTTTATAGTAATTATGGAACACGCGGAGGGAAAATGAATGGCCTATGCGATATGTGTAAAGGACAAGCAACATTTCAGGATTCTCGAGGCGAATTTTGTGATGAGCATTATCGGATCAAGATTGTCCTTTCTGATGCATTTATGACTGCATGGTTAATAAAAAACAGCGAAAAACAGCAGCATGTCCAAAGGAAAACCGTTTAAACCCAATCAATGCCCGAATCCCAGTGGGCGTCCGAAGGGGTCTGTCAATAAGTTCACGACCCTGAAGGCTGCGTTCCTCAATGTCTTTGAGCGCATGGGCGGAGAAGATGCCCTTCTCGCATGGGCCAAAGCATCAAATCACAACACGGCGGCCTTTTATCAATGGATCACGAAGATCCTGCCTGCCGACATCAATCTTGGCAATACCCCCGATGCCGACGGCAAGGCTCAGGCGCTTCTCATCCGCGTCATTCACACGAAGGACGGCGATGGCGGCGGGAACGGCGACGGCGCTAAATGAACGAGATCGTCTTCGATCTGTCCATCTCAGATAGTTTTTTTCCACTCCTCGAAGAGAAGGCCCGTTATCTCGTCCTGTGCGGCGGGGCAGGATCGGGCAAGTCTGAATTTGCCGCACGGAAACTCTATTACCGCTCCAAAAAAGAGGGCGGGCATCGCTTCCTAATTCTGCGCAAGGTCCGTTCCCGAGTCCGTGAGTCGGTTCTCGAAGTCAGCAAGAATCTGCTCGATACTATAGGCGAGACTTATGACTTCAACAAGACCGAGCGCACGATTTCTTTTCTGGCTCCGAACGGCAGGCGAAACGAATGGCTGTTCGATGGGCTGGACGACCCTGACAAGATTAAGTCCATCAAGGGCGTCACCGGCATTTGGATGGAAGAGACGACCGAGTTCACGAAGGACGACTTCACGCAGATCGATCTTCGGCTCCGTGAGACATGCCCATCCTACCACCAGATTATACTCTCATTCAATCCCGACGAGGCGGCGGCCCCCTGGCTCAAGGAACGATTTTTCGATCACAAGGATCCCGATGCCTTTGTCCATGAGTCAACGGTCGATGATAACCCGATAGCCGAAATCCGTGAGGCATACCGCATTCGCCTCGATATGCTGGACGATCCGACCTATTCGGCTATCTACCGATTCGGCCAATGGGCGCTGGCAAAGGGTGTCATCTTCAACTGGGATGTTGTAGATCGGCCGGAAGGAACGTTCTATGACGAGACCTTCTATGGCTTGGATTTCGGCTTCTCTGTCGATCCCGCAGCGCTTGTCTGCGCCTATCGAAAGGCCGACGAATTCTGGCTTGAGGAACTTCTTTATGCTCGGAACCTCACGAACCAAGAACTCGCCTCGGTCATGAAAGGCAAGGGCATCAATCGGACAGATGAAGTTTATGCCGACTCCGCCGAGCCCAAGTCGATTGAAGAGTTGTGCCGGGCCGGGCTAAACGTCAAACCCTGTGCCAAGGGTCCGGATAGCGTGAGGGCCGGGATTGATTACTTGAAGAACCTCAAAATCCATATTATTGGCGATTCACCTAATCTTGTAGATGAACGACGGCGATATAAATATAAAACCGACAAGGCGGGAAACTCACTGGCCGTACCTGCCGAAATCATGGACCACCTCATGAGCGCCGTCCGCTATGCGATCCACACGCATTGTGCGGGTCGGATCGAGCGCCACTTTCATTTCATCTGAGGACTATAAACCGATGGATAAAATAGAACGCTTTGCCTTGAAGGTCGGGCGGCTCCGGCGAATGCTGAAAGGCGGGAACGCGCCCGTCGGCGATCCGTCCGCATGGATGGACTCTCGGTACTGGGGCGAGGGCGTTATGCGTGGCAAGAAGCCTACCAGCAAGATGGATGCCATTGATAACTTTACGTCCTGGGTCTATATCTGCACGTCGCTTAACGCTCAGTCCTGCGCCGCCGTGCCGCTTGAACTCTATGCCCGCGTGCCCGAGGGCGGGAAATCCTGGCGGTCGATCAAGACGGCGAAGGTCGATAGGCGCACCAAGGCAAGGCTTGGTCCCAAGTGGAGGACCAAATCGGAGGATGTCGAAGAGGTCACGGAACACGCCTTCCTTGACCTCATGGAGAACGTCAATCCATTTATGAATCGGTCAGACCTCATGGAACTGACGATCATGTTCCTGGACCTCATGGGTGAGGCTTACTGGTATATCATCAAGGGCAAACTCAGCCAACCGGTTGAACTTTGGCCTATCCCCAGCCAATACATATCGTCCATCCCCGGAAAGACATTTAAGGACTTCATCACGGGTTATCGCTATGAGCGCGGGGCTGTCAGATTCGATGTTCCCATTGAGGATATCGTCGCATTCTCTTTCCCGAATCCAGCCAGCCAGTATCGCGGTATGGGTGTCGTGCGCGGGATAGCCGATGCCGTCTATACGAACTCGAAAATGTACGAATATGAAGAGGCGCTATTCGAGAAGAAGGCGCGGACGGGCGGGGTCCTTGAATCAAGTTCTGAGATATCGAGTATTGAGGTTGAACGGCTCAAGGAAGAATGGAAACAGCGATATACCGGGACGACGAATGCCGGAGAGACGCCCATCCTGCCGCCGGGCCTCAAATATGTCAGGGACAGCTTGACGAATGAGGAACTGTCGTTTATCGAGGGCAGGCGCATCACGCGGGAAGAGATTGCCGCCGCTTTCAATACGCCGATCTCGCTCTGGGACCAGGACGCTATCCGGGCCAACGTTGATGGCGCTCAATACTTCCATGCCAAATATGGAATCCAACCGCGACTCAGGAAGATTGAGGAGAAGATAAACGAAAAGCTCCTCCCGATGTTCGATGATACGGGGACGTTATTTTGCGCGTTCGATGATGTCGTGCCCGAAGATAGCGCAGCCCAACTTGCGGAACGCATCGGGTATGTCAATACCGGGGTGATGACGCGGAACGAGGCCAGGGCCGACATGGGCCTTGAACCCATCGATGGTGCGGATACTCTTTTTGTTCCGTTTAACATGGTTCCGATTAGTGATACGGAAAGAGAACCTACGCCGCCTGCACCCGGGACGCCGCCGCCGGAAGAGCCTGCGAACCCTGACGAAGAGGCCGATGCTTTGGCCGGCAAGGTCATCGAGCGGATAAAGGAAAAGCTCGGGGTGGTCAAATAGCGATGCGTTTCCACAGCCACGACATCGACTCTATAGCAGATGCCATGATCCGCGCTATCTGCGGAGCCGAGGCTGAGGAGATGATCCGCCATAAGCTGAAGCTGACTATTTCACCATCCGGCGAAAGAAAACCGTCCCGCATCTCTCATGCCGTCTATTTCGACGTGCTCTTCAAGCGGCTTGCGCCATACGAGAAGCGCTGGAAGTCGATGCTCCGCTCACTCTGGGCCGACGAGAAGGCCATCATCCTAGCCAACCTGAAGAAATTCAAGGGCGGCAATCGGGCAGGCGGGCGCAAGGGAGTATCCGATAATATAATGTATCCGGCCTCCCAGTTCAAGAATCGCCTATCGAAAGAGACGAAGAAGCTCTTGACGGTGATGTTGGCCGACCTCGGGAAAGACAAACTCGATGAGTTGGATTTAGGCACGGCATTCGATATCTCGAATCCGCGCATCAAACAATGGCTGGAAAATTACTCGTTCAAGTTTGCGGAGAACCTTGAGGCGACCAGTATAGAGAAATTGAGGAGCATTCTTGAAACGGGATTCGATGAAGGGAAATCAATCCCGGAGATAATGAAAGATATAACGCAATATTTCGACGCCTGGGATAGTTACCGCGCCGAAATCATCTCACGCACGGAGACAAGTCGGGCATCGAATGAAGCAGCCATTGAGGCTTACGAACAGAGTGGGGTTGTGAAGGAAAAGGAATGGCTCACCGCGCCGGATTGTTGCGACATCTGCGCGGAACTGGATGGCGAAGTCGTCGCGCTTGAGGACACGTTCTTCGATGATGACTACGGCGACGGGATGTCACCGCCCCTTCATCCGAACTGCCGATGTTCAGTTTTGGCGGTCGTCGAATAAATGGAAACCGCCTTTCTCATATCATGTTCGCCCGGAATGGCGAGCCAAGGAGTACCGAATGGAACTCAGAACCGACCGATATAAACTTAAAGACATATTCCCGGATAGGGCCAAGAAATATGCTCAAAAGCTGCACGTCAAGGCCGATGAGATTGAATATGTCAGGAAGGGCATCCCTATCGACCCGACGGACATCACCATTGAAGAGGGCGAACGTGCCGCTATCCGGCTTATCACTACGCCCAGGCTCGATAGGGACGGTGAGATTCTATTGCCCGACGGGGCCATCCTTGATGACTTCCGACAGTCGCCGAGCGTCCTATTTAGCCATAAATATGACACGCTCCCGATTGGAAAAGATGTTTGGATTAAACCCGTTAAGAAGGGCATCCTAGCTAAGACGGTCTATGCTTCCCATCAGTTCGCCGAGGATGCCTTCCAATGCGTCAAGGGTGGATTCCTGAACTCCAATTCGGTGGGGTTCATCCCGATTGAACACGTCCGGCAAGATGATGTCCGATTTAAGGATTTGGTGGACAGGCTGGAAAAGGAATATGGCGTCCCGCGGGAAGAAGCCGAGACTGCAAAGGCAATCTATACCAAATGGCTCCTTCTGGAACACTCAGACGTGCCTGTTGCCAGTAATGCACAAAGTCTTAACCTGGCTGTCAGCAAAGGCGAGCTTGTCTTAGACTCCAAAAGCATGAAGGAAGCACTGGGAATCGAGTCCGATCCCGCTCCCGTACCCGAAACGGATACGACCGTATGCGAAACGGATACGGATGCGTTACTGCTCACGGCGGATGCTATTCAACCCAAGATTGACTTTTGCGATACATGCGGAACGACTTTAGGGGTCAAGGCTGAGGTTGTAACCAAGCCCGAGACGACCGAGAACTACCACAGGATCCCGGTTTCCGAGGGGCATGGCGATCACGAGATTCGGACGATTACCGTCTCTGCCAAGGACGGTATTATGGCGCTCTATTGTATCCCCTGCAAGGAGATCGTTACATACATGTTCGAAACTTCGAGGTGGACAATAGAAGAGGCTAAGCGGTGGGTAGAGGAACACGAGAAATCGATGGTCATAACCAGTACGAGCGAAGGAGATATTTCTGCCTTTTTTGCGCCCTCCATCGATCCTGCCGTAGTGAATATTCCATCGATATTTGACAGGAAGGAAATTGATGTGGCCTCTGAACTCGCATCACTCAGGCAGGACGTTGCGGCCATCCTAGCACGGCTTCAGCTAACTCCTGCGCCGGCGTCTATACCAACGCCTACGCCCATTGAGGACATCGCCTTCGAACCTGAGCCGGACATCGTCATTGAATCGTCCGCGCCCGACAAGACTGCCGAGGTGCTGATTGATGAATACATCCGAAGCGCGGATTACAAGAAGGCTGTTGCTGAGGCTATCGAGGTTGCCTTGGCTAAAATCAGGGGGAGGGTTATCTAATCATATCTGACCATACGCTCACCCACGTCAAGTACGCGGGCGACCTTCTGTTCAGATAACATTCTGACAACAGGCCGATGTCGCCGCATCTCTAAAAACGGCGGAATCGTCAGCATCCAAATTACCCCACGGAAATGGATTTCAAGCCATTAGTGGGGTAAGCCCGGACGTGGAGATGATAGCCGAACAAGGGATGGACGGGACATCTTAACAAATTCCACACAGACCAATGGAGGGTCTACTATGACTAAAGAAGAACTCGATAAACTCATTAAGGATAGGACCGACGCCATCCTGGCGACCACCATTGATGAGCACATTAAGGGTCAGTTGAAAGAACAACTGGCCGATGCAACCAACAAACTCAAGGATGAACTCAAGCCGGCAGGCGAAGTTGTCCTTGAGCCACAATCCAAGGCAAAATTCAAATCCTTCGGCGAATTTCTCATTGCTGCACGCGACGTTCGTATCAATCGCACTATCGATCCACGGCTGTCCTTTATGCCCGGCACGGTCAACAAAACTACGGGTCACATGGAAATCGGGGAAGACAGCCAGGGCGGATTCCTCGTTCCCGAAGAATACCGGATGGAACTCCAGGAGATCGCCCTTGAGGGTGCCGTTGTAAGGCCCCGGGCGACCATTATCCCCATGGCTACCGATTCGCTGAAAATCCCCTACGTTAACGACACTTCACACGCCAGCACCGTTTTCGGCGGCATCGTCGCCTATTGGACGGGCGAAGCAAAAGACAAGACCCCTTCCAAGCCGACCTTTGGGCAGCTGGAACTCACGCCCCACAAGCTTGCCGGGCTCACCTATACGTCGAATGAACTCTTGGCCGACAGCGCCATCGCTCTGGAACCTCTTATCCGGCGTCAATTCGGTTCGGCCTGGGGATACTATGAAGATGATGCCTTTCTTTTTGGCGGCGGCGGGGGTCAACCCCTGGGCGTTTTCAACTGCGGTTGTCTGAAGAGCGTCCTCCGCAATACCTCCAACCGGGTGCATGCTGAAGACATTGCCGAGATGTACCAGTCCATGCTCCCTGCTTCACTCGGTAATGCCGTTTGGGTTATCGGCCCGACGGTTATGGCCGAACTTCTTGAACTCGGAAGCGGAAACGCAGCCGACGCCAGCGGCAAGATCCTGATCTGGCAACCCAATTTCAAGGATAGCATTGGCGCTTGGACTATCCTGGGGCGGCCCGTCATCATCAGCGAAAAGTTGCAGGCGCTCGGCACGGCGGGCGATATTCTGTTCGCCGACTTCCGGTACTACCTCATCGGCGACCGCCAGTCCATCACGATTGATAGTTCCACACATGTCGCATTCACCACGGACGAGACCTGCTGGCGCTTCGTTCTTAGGGTTGCCGGCCAATGCTGGCCGCAGACAACCATCACCTCGCGGCGGGGTGCTCATACGTTCTCGCCGTTCGTGCAACTGTCCGCAGCCACAAGCTAATTAGGGGCTGAATATGGAAAAAGATCCAAAAGGCGGGTTTAAGTGTTTCGGAGAGTACTTGTCACGTGTCCGCCGGGCTTGTGTCGAAGGCATTCGGGACTCCCGGCTGAAGACGGCCGGGCACATGGCCGAGGGGAGCGATGCTCAAGGGGGCTTCCTATGCCCCGAGGAATGGGCTGCGGGGATTTACAATATCGCCCTTGAGAACAGCATCGTCCGGCCTCGGGCAAAAGTGCTTCAGATGTCCAGCGATTCGCTGAAAATTCGGAGACTCGTGGAATCGTCCCGAGTCTCTTCCTATTTCGGCGGGATCACATTCACGTGGAAATACGAGGGCGGCGACAAGTCACTTGTCATATCCAAACCGGCCCTCGGAGAACTCGAACTAACGGTGCATAAACTCGTCGGCAGTCTATTTGCATCGAATGAACTCGTAGCCGACTATCCCAATTTCGGAGAATTCATGCAGCTCTCGTTCGGACAGGCGCTGGCATTCGAAGAAGACTATTACTACGTTTGGGGCACGGGCACCGGGCAACCGCTCGGCATCATGAACGCCCCGGCGACTATCGCGCACGCACGCACGGCTTGGCCCGGAACTCCGGTCCCGGCTGACATCGCACAAATGGCAGGGCGACTGCTTCCCGATTCCTGGAAGCGAGCCGTTTGGCTCATCAATCCTACAGTCCTTGCGAACTGGGCGAACGATGCGACGGCCGGGTCGAATGCTTATGGAATTATCGACTTGGCAGACATGACCTGTATGGGGTGTCCGATCATCCCGACGGAGAAGTGTTCGGCGGCCGGTACGACGGGCGACATTATTCTTGCCGATTGGAACCACTATGTAATCGGCAATCGGAGTTTAGAGATTTCCGCGTCTCGGGAAGTCCCAGGGAGCTACGGCTTCCTGACCGATGAGACATTCTGGCGAGTGGTATTGCGTGTAGATGGACAGCCTATAATGGATGCTCCCGTCACGCCAAGGCTCGGGGGCGAGACGGTCTCGGCCTTCGTGGTTTTGACCACGTCCAGCTAGAATTAGTTTTTAGGAGTTAATAAATGGGAAACGTTCACACTTTTACGAGCCATATCAAGACCGACGTGGCTGCGGTTCAGGCGACGCGGAACAATAACGCAAACACGCCGACGTATTTCAGCATGGCCAATTATGATCTTGCCGCCTTCATTGTATTCACGGGGGCGAGAACGGGTTCAGCGTCCTTGACGGCACAGGTCAGACAACGGATCGGCGCAGCTGGAACGGAAGCCGATGTAACCGGAGCCGTGTCTACAATCACTACGGCTGATGGGCTTACCGTCATTCAGGTGCGTGGGGAAGACCTCAATGTCACGGGTGGCTATACCCACGTTGGGATTCTTCTGACCGAAACGGCGTCGCAGGCTTTTGTTGTCGGTGCTATTTGTGCACGCGATCGGGCCAGATACAAACAGGCTACCCTGCCCGCCTAATCAGAACCAGATTCAGATCATTCATTGTAAAAAAGGACCGGGGAGGGTTTCGGCCCTTCCCGGTTTTTCTTCCATCCTAATAATCGCATGATAGAGATCGAGATCATCCGAGAATATAAGTGCTGTTGGCGAGTCGGCCAGCGGCGGGCGGTGTCTGACGAATTCGCCCATGTTTTGATCGAGGGCGGCTATGCTCGGAAAGTTGAGCCGGCTGAGGCAAAAACACCTTCACCCCCTGCCCACCATACGGAGTAAGGCTGGAAAATCGATCCTGGGGCATCCGGCGGCCAAAAAAGGGCTATAAATCGGCTATCCGAAGGAGACATTATGACAAAACTGAGGTTTATCAAGGCTTGGGGATCGAATAAACCCGGCGATATCAAGGATGCGGCATCGCAGACGACGGTCCACTGGCTTGTCGATATCTATAAATTAGCCGTTATTGAACCTGATAATCCCGTCGCCACGGGACCACGTGCCACGCCCGTGACCGATGTCGCCGTGCCGAAGTTTATCCGCCAGGCCCCGAAGGACAAGATGACCCGCTCATCGTTCAACAAGACCAAAAGGTATTAGCATGGCAAACAAGGTCGCATACCACAATACCGTCATCGACACGGCCGGGACGGGAACGCTTGCCACGATAACCGTCTATGCGCCCGGAACGGTCGTGGCTTCGACGATCTATTCAAGCCCGGCGGGCGCGGCGCAGGCGAACCCGTTTGCTACGGATGCCAACGGGCGCTTCGTATTCTATGCGGACCCGGGCGAGTATGACATCAATGTATCGGGGGCCGGGATCGTCGCATATACGCTCTCGAATGTTTCAGTCATCGGAGTGTTTGACCAATTCATCACGAGCAATCCTCCATCGACAGAATATCAGGTCAAACGGATACGGTTGGATGCTGCCAACAAAGTGGTCGTCGTTTATGACGACGTACCGGAGCCATAATATGCCAAATGAAAAAGAAGAAATCCAAAGGAAACTCGACACAGCCAGAGGAAAATTATCCGTCGTTAATGCAGAATTGAATCGGCTTGACGGTCTTCTTAACCCCCTCAGAGAAGAACTGACCGTTGCCGAAAAGGAGCGGCAATATCTTCTGGCCCGCATTATTAAACTGACCAACATGTTGCCGGGATTATAATCGTGTACCTGATTTGGAATCGGTTTAAGTACGTCCTTAGTCCGCAATTCGATATATATGATGTCATCAAGAAGGTCGTCCGGAACAAGGTTGCCGACATAGGATTCGGGACCGGCTTCGGAACGCATCTCTTGAATGTCAATGCCAAGGAAGTCTATGGCTATGAGATCGACGAGAATGCAATCCAGTTTGCGAAGGCCGTCTTCCCCTTCCGGAATCTGCACTATGAGTACGGTGATATCGTTAAGGGGATATCCGGGCAGGAATTCAATTATATCGTGATGATAGATGTTCTTGAGCATATCAAGGACGAGAAATCGGCCCTTGAGAATGTCAAGAAAATGATGACTAAGGATGGAACCCTTATCCTCTCCACGCCGAATCGGTTAAGCCGATATCGGAAAGGCGAAAGCCACGTCAGGGAATATGCCCCGAAGGAATTGGAGGGCATCCTGAAGCGGCATTTCGTCTCGGTTAGTATAAGGAATTATAGGCTTGAGCCGCTGGCCGGCCAATATGAAAACCCGCTTATCGCCGTTTGTAGAAACGACGAGACGGTGCCCCAATCTGCGAAGGAGAAATCAAATGGCTGATGCAAGTTTGACTTTTAAGCCTGCGGATATCGCTACGGCAAGCGA